TAAGTATTACCACTCGTGTCTAGGACACTGAAGGTTCCGTTTTTAATTGATTGTCCTATATATGCCATATTATTTTCCTATTAATGCCTTAATCTCATCATCACTTAGACCAAGATTTTTTAGTTTGGTTTTACCTGATGTTTCATCTGTAGTTTGTTTTGTTTTTGCGTTGTCAAAAGTAGTTTGCATTTCTGTTAATTTAGCATTTACTTCTGATTCTGTTGGTTTTGAATATGGGTTATCTTTATACACACCATCCACATAACACTTAGGATGTAGTATTAAATTAGCATATGTTTTATTTTTAGAATCCGACCATCCAAACCATTGTCCTGTATGCATTGCTGCTAGTGCATCCTCTATGTGATTCGGTCTGTTGTTATCATCCATTTTATGTATCTCCTAATCTTATGCAAGTAAATCCAAGTTGTTGCCTATCTGTTGCCGCTCTCCAAAAATTAGAGGCAGTTGTACCTGCTGTATATATTGCAAATTTTGTATTTGTTGTATTAGTACAATCTATACACATATTAGCTGAAATTGCTTCTGGTCTATCTGCTCCTGCTGCACCGCTTAGTGCTATTGCTCTAGTACTATAAGTAGAGTTGTTAGTGGTAACTCTTATCTGTAATTCAACACCTGAATTTGCACCATCAGGATAATAGGAGGCTACACAATTTACTAAATACAAACCAGTGGAGGGAAATGTAAAAACACCACTAGACTCAGATAAACCTGTGCCAAACTTATCAAAATCTGTGTCTGCTCTTTCCCAGTTTGCTGATACTATTTCTGAACTTCCATTTGAAGAATTAGAAAAATTAGTAGTAACTCTCCAAGAATCAACTTCATTTATTATAGTCGATTTAGCTGTAGTGACTGCATCATCTGCTATACCACCTGTCGCTATTTGTGTCTTACTCATCTATCCTCCTATGGTTTAGTAGGCCAAGTTGCATTCTCGCACTTCTCTACTGTATCTTTTCCCGCAGGTAAGTCTCTTAGGTTCTGTCGATATGTTTTCATATCATCACTAAGAGTATTATCTGATAAAGCTAGATAATCTGTCTCTGCTAATAATCTGTTTCTTTTACTTCTTAATTCAGCCAAGGCTCTAGCAGGAGCTGCATCAGCCCATGCTTGTTCTTCTGCGTCCCTGGCGGTCTCTTCTTCCGCTGTAAATTGGACTTTTACTCCGTTTATATTGTGATATCTTGGCATGATCTCTCCTTTATATCAATTTTTCTAGTTAATTCCATACATTTCTATTGTACCTGAGTCTATGTTTCCTGCTGAAAATTTAAAACTTACAGCATCTATAGCAGAGGTTGTATTAAAATATCCTTCTACATGATAGTCTTGTTGAAATCCTCCACTACCTGAATCATATCCTTGTGCGGCATTTCTACATAAAAAATGTTTTACAAAAGTAGTAGAACTAGGATTAAATAAAAATAACTCACCACTACAATTTTCATCTGCTACTGCACCACCTTGATAACCTAGGGGTTGATATGCAGTCTCACCTGATTGACCCTCTTCATTGTCAGCACTCCTTGATTGTAAAGCTGCACCAGAATCTCCTTCAAAATGATATGCTCTAAATACTGTTGTAACCATAGCAGTGTTATAATTACTACCTGAATCAGTGCTTCCTTGAAAAGACCATTGAGCATCAGAAGATTGTGAGCCGTGCATATTAATAAATCTAAATTTATAAATATTGTAAGTATTATCTATACTACTAGTAAAATTTAATGTTCCACTACTGGAAGCTGTTAATGTAGCTAATTTTTTTTCTGCATACTCTATTGTCGATATAGAGTTAGTTCCTGTAAAAGCATAATTAGCAGTTAGGTCCATTGATGCGGGTTGTATCTTACTTAATGCCATATAATGCTATCCTCCCTGAATCTATAGTTCCTGATGACATTGTAAATTGTACTGCATCTACCGCACTGGTTGTATTTCCGTATCCTGTTCCTGTAGAGTTCCATACAGCAAAATCACCGTTTGCTAAAGAAGAAGTTGTTGTTATAATGTGCTTAACAAAAGTGGTTGAACTTGGGTTAAATAAAAACATCTCACCACTCATACTTGCATCATTGGCATTAGATATGTCATCACCTATAAATTGTGTTCCAGTACCTTGTGCTAAATCGGTTCCTGTTTCATATGTTATAGCTGCAGTGTCACCCGCCTCATTATGATAAGCTTTAAAACTAGTGGTAGTTTTAGCAACATTATAATTAGAGCCTCCATCAACAGATAAATTATATTGTAATCTAGTGGCATTATTAGACGGATGTATATTAACAAATTTAAACAAATATGTCTTATATGTATTATCTAAAACAACACTACTTGAACCATCAACAAAACTTACAGTGGAACTAGAACTTGCATCAATATTTTTAATTAAAAATAGTTTTTGTGTAGATATCCCTACACCTGATACAGTTCCAGTAAAAGAATAATTGTCTGTTAAGTCAAAAGAGTTTGCTGCTAATTTACTAAGTGCCATTATACTACTCCAAATAAATCTATTGTTCCGCCTTGTATTTGACCAGAAGACATTTTAAATTGCACTGCATTTATTGCTGATGTGGTGTTAGCATAACCTGCAAAACGAGAACTCCATGCCCAATCTCTAGATTCACTAAAACTAGAACTTCCCACAAAATGTTTTACAAAAGTTGTAGAACTAGGATTGTATAATTTTAACATACCTGAAACTGATTGATCGTTGTCTGCTCCTAAATCAGCACCTCCTCCCATAACCATTTGAAAGTCTGTGCTTTGTGCTAAATCTCTACCCGCCGCATATCCAAAACCATAATCACTACCATCCTCTAAATGTGCTGCTTCAAAAAATGAAGTTGTTTTAGTTACGTTGTAATTAGAACCAGAATCTGCACTAAAATTAAATAGAAAGCTGACATCATCTGTTTGAGCGTGAATATTATTAAATATAAATAAATATTCTTTATAGGTAGAATTTATATTACTAGTAAAACTTGCAGTATCATCAGAACCATCAGAAGTAAATGTGCTGATTAATACTAAAGGTGTTTCATCAAATCCTGTGACTGTGCCACTAAATCCAAATGTACCTGCAAGATTTAAGCTATTGGCTTTTATCTTGGATAGTGATGTTCCAACCTCTCCAAATGCCATTTACTTTCCTGTCAGTGCTTTTATTTCGTCATCACTTAAACCAAGATTTTTAAGTTTGGTTTTACCTGATGTTTCATCTGTGGTTTGTTTTGTTTTTGCATTATCATGTGCTGTTTGTAAAGATGCCAGTCCAGTAGTACAATCTGACTCGGATGGTTTTGATTTTGAACTATCTAAGATAACTAAGTTTGCATAAATTTTATTTTTTGAATCACTCCACCCAAACCATTGACCGCTATGTAATTGTGCTAAATAATCTTCTATATGGTCTGGTCTATTATTATCATCCATTTTATGTATCTCCTAATCTAATAAACATCATGCTTGTTTGATTTTGTGATGAGCTACCTCTAACTAAGTTAATATTACTTGACACATCAAATCTTACTTTTACTTGTGCTGTGTCAGTAACATCTATCAAACTTTCGACCATTCCTGTCGTGTTAGCTCCATGAGCTACTTCTTCAAAACCTCTGGCTATTTGAGTATAATCACTATTGTTTGTCGTTACATAAATACTGAAACGAGCATCTGTGTCAGCATTTACACTTCCATAAAGCATAAAATTAAATCGAACAAGATATATACCGGTTGAAGGAAAAGTAAAAACACCCGAACTTACTGTCATAGCACTACCAATGGTACCCTGACCAGCAGTATCAACTATTTCTAAATTAGATGCTATAGGTCCTGCATCTCCTGTAAAATCAGCAGTTAATCTCCAATTATTAGCCATAGTAATGCCACCTTTAATGTGACTAAAATCTATTCTTTTTATTGTACCTGCGTCTGATATTAAAAACTCATCTGTATCGGCAGGAGTTGCGGCTAAAGCTGTGTGTCCAGATATAACTGTGTTATCAAAAGAATCTGCATTGACAGTTC